ATGAAAAAGATAGCTGCTATATCATTAATTAGTATTTTTATTATGTCTGGTTGTGCTGTGCATAATGATGAGACAAGTATCGGTAAATTTGGTCTTGCATATAAAAGTAATATTCAGCGTAAACTCGATAACCAATACTACACCGAAGCCGAAGCTTCTTTAGCCAGGGGCAGAATATCTGGTGCAGAAAATATAGTAAAAAATGATGCAGCCCATTTCTGTGTTACTCAGGGCAAAAAAATGCAGATAGTTGACCTGAAGACAGAAGGTGCAGGATTACATGGCGTCGCTCGTCTGACATTCAAATGTGGAGAGTGAGAATATTTTTTGGTAAGCGTCAAACATGCGCGTTCTGGTTGTGCTTAGCCGGAACCTGTGCGAGCACGATGCCGTTACGTGAAAGGCATCGTGCTATGAAGGGAGATTCTATCGATGTGGTCAATGGAAGACGGTGACCAGGGATAGGGCTTATGCATAAAAAATAAGCCCGTGTAAGGGAGATTTAGGGTGTCACCAGTAGGGGCTTTCAACGGTACTATGCGGGTTTGAGCGGCATAAATTACCACTGAAAGCCCTTAAACGTTACTCTACTGTGGACACTGTGTGGACACTCTCGGCCTCAGTACCACCTCTTAGCGGATTAAGAGAAATGGCGTCCTGAAGGTACTCTGGCGCAAAATGAGCGTAAACCATAGTTTGCTCAATCCGCGTGTGGCCTAGTATCCGTTGTAGCGTGATAATACTTCCTCCATTAATCATGAAATGAGTGGCAAAGCTGTGCCTTAGTGCATGTGTGGCTTGCCCCGTTGGCAAATCCGGTTTTATTGCTTTCATTGTTCGTCTGAAGCGAGGGTAATCAGCATCAGGGAATAAAAAACCTCGTTTGTTATCCGCGATCATTTTGGCAACAGCCTCTGAGATCGGGACGGTGCGTGGTTTGTTTGTTTTCGTTTTAACAAACGTGACGCGGTTATGGATGATATTTTCTGCTTTCAAACGAGCTGCTTCTCCCCAACGTGCTCCTGTACTCAGGCAAAGAATCGCAATCTTTTTATTGTCGCCGTCAAGTGCTGCAAGCAGTAAGGCAATTTCTTCCTGTGTGAGATAGCCTGTTTCTGGTTTTTCCTCCTTAAGCCTCTTTGTCCCTCTGATAGGGTGCTCACCAAAGAATAACTCCGCTTCAATCAGGGCTGTAAACATGCCGCTAATACATGTTAAATCACGATTGATACTCGAAGGTTTAATACCCTGACTTCTTCGGGTGGCGCAGTACTGGCTGATAAGGGATTTCGTGATTTGAAATGCGCATGGGTCATTCGTTATTTTTGTGAAGATTTCAATTTTTCCAAGATTAGATTTCCCATGCTCTTCGTGTTTACCCTTTAAATCCCACCAGATCTGTGTCAGTTCCGACAGACGTCGTTTGTCTGTTGGTTTTGATAGCCATTCTTTATTGTGGTGGTTGTACAACGTGTATTTTTCGAAAGCGACAGCTTCGCTTTTCTTATCAAACTTCCTACGGATGCGTTTTCCATTACGTCCAGTAGGGCGGATGTCCACTTCATATCGACCATCATCGAGTTTTTTGATTGCCATCAGAAAACCCTCCGAGTGGTACTTTTTTTTGCTACTACTAATCGCTTTTTTCGTGGTGGCTGAAATTTAGCCACCAATAGTAGGCACTTGTGATGAATATATTCACGATAAATTGTTAACCAGTCTTTTGACCGGAGTGGGGCGACGTTGTTTCGTTTTGCCCAAAGTGTGCGAGAGCGGGCGCAATTTGCCCGGCTTCTGGAGCTACCTGATCAGTCATGAACCACAAAGTATATTTAGTAAATCTAGGATGTTGTAAGACCTTCATTATGGCTTCAACTCCAGCGTTTTTTGACCGGCTCTCATAGCTCGAAAGTGAGCTGTAGGCTACACCAGTTAATTCACTGAATTCTTTACGGTTTAACCTTTCAGATTCACGGATTAGCTTCAACTTCTCCGAAACGTCTATTGACATAATTACTCCGATTGCGTAATTTCTTGCTGATAGTGTGAAATGTTGTGCTTCTGGAGTTATCCTTTTAGGCAATAATTAGCCATTAGGAGCCATTAGAAGCACTAAGGGAGAATCGTAGCAGATGAATAGACAGCTTGTAAGCGTGACTGATGCCGTGCCTTATCAGGAGTTTGCAAAACTCATTGGTAAAACTCCAAGAGCTGTAAGGGGCATGATTGAGAAAGGGAAATTACCAGTTATTGAGATTACTGACCCTCAGTCAGTATCGGGGCGTGCTGGTGAATATTGGGTATACCTTCCGGCATGGAATAACGGACTAAAACTGGCTTATGAAAGCCGTCCTAAAGAGATTCGTGACGGCTGGTTGATGTGGTTAGGTCTCGGTGAACCACGTTAAGGAGAACCGTATGAATGAGCCTCGTTGTATTGCTCAGTTATTGCGTAACGAAAGCCCCAGGGCGATTGACTTCACCATCACCCATGGTAAGGGGCGTAAGGGAATCATTATCCGCACCAAAAAACAGAGTCCGTTAAAAAAGGCTCTGACCTTTCTGAAAAGCCGGAGGGTCTGGAAATGACAGTGATGACGCTCAATCTCGTTGAAAAACAGCCAGCAGCTATGCGCCGGATAATTGGTAAGCATCTGGCCGTCCCTCGCTGGCAGGAGACATGCGATTATTATAATCAGATGATGGAACGCGAACGGCTAACGGTTTGCTTCCATGCGCAGTTAAAACAGCGTCACGCAACGATGCGTTTTGAAGAAATGAACGACGTCGAACGTGAACGACTGGTTTGTGCAATTGATGAATTGCGTGGCGCATTCTCAAAACGCCGTCAGGTTGGTGCAAGTGAGTATGCATATATTAGTTTTTTAACAGTCAGTCAGCGTCGCACTTTATTTATGCATGCCGGATTGACTGAAAAAGAATTCAATCAGCCATACTGGCGAATTAATGAAGAGTCATGTTACTGGCGTGATGCTTTATTCCGTGCATTACGTGAACTATTCAGTTTGTTTGAGTATGCACCGACAATTCTGACGTCGGTAAAACCAGAGCAATATCTGCATTAAGTAATTAACCAGAGTTTTTAACGCACTTAATCGTGCGGGGCTTCTTTTTGCCTGGAGAAAGTCATGCATACAGTTTCTGAAAATCAGTGCGGTAAATACGCATTACTGCTGCAACAGGCCAGAACCGAAGCACAGGCTGATGCTGCGACGCGCTTTTCTTCTCATCTTGACGCCATGATTCGCCATATCACAAAGGCGGAGTTATCCCGCGTGGAGATAGTCGAGCTGCTCAGTCAGGAGTCGGAAAAATTTCACAATATCGGATTGTCTCGCGGGGAGGTGCTTTGATGTCCTGTTCTCATTCAGTTGTATTACTGAATAACGCCTTAAAAATCGCCGTTATGAAAAATGGCGATTTGTCTCTTATTCAACTTTGTCTTGATAAAGAAAAACGCGACATAACTGAATCTGTTATCGCGATTTATCAGAATGAATTAAACCTCCTGTCTGATGTGGTCAATTTACTTGTTAAACGCGCTGTATTTCACAAGCAAATTTCCTCCGTGGATGAACTGACAAAATTAACGACAGAAATCGCCAGCTATTGCGCTGATGAATTTAAGAAACTGAACGACAAAAGGAACTGGTAATGCCGGACAACGTAGATTTCATTCAGGAACAACAGGCTGAATTACTGGAGCGCCAGATTAACGCGGCAAGGGTAAAACATTGCGGTGTTTCTGCGCTGGTTTGCGAAGAGTGTGACGCGCCAATACCTGCTGCCCGTCGTGCGGCTTATCCGTCAGCCACGCGTTGTGTTTCCTGTCAGTCAGTCTTTGAAGCAAAAAACAAACATTACCGGAGAATGGCATGAGTATTCGTATCGAAATTGGCGAACGTTATGTCGTTACCAGTGACAGCTTTCAGTTTATTCTCCACGAGAAAAAGAGAGCGGAAAGCGGTAAAAACGCCGGTCAGGAATGGCTGGCGGTGGTTGGTTATTATCCGAAATTAAGCCAGCTCGTTTCCGGCCTGATGCATCACGATATTCTGACCGGAAGCGCAAAGTCTTTTGCTGATTTAAACGCGCAGGTTGAGCAACTCAGCAAGCGTTGTTCAGAGGCTTTTGGCTCATATGGCCGTTAAAGCCTCCGGGCGTTTTGTCCCTCCGTCAGCATTTGCCGCAGGCACCGGTAAGGCGTTTACCGGTGCTTATGCATGGAACGCGCCACGCGAGGCTGTCGGGCGCGAAAGACCCCTTACACGTGACGAGATGCGTCAGGTGCAAGGTGTTTTATCCACGATTAACCGCCTGCCTTACTTTTTGCGCTCGCTGTTTACTTCACGCTATGACTACATCCGGCGCAATAAAAGCCCGGTGCACGGGTTTTATTTCCTCACATCCACTTTTCAGCGTCGTTTATGGCCGCGCATTGAGCGTGTGAATCAGCGCCATGAAATGAACACCGACGCGTCGTTACTGTTTCTGGCAGAGCGTGACCACTATGCGCGCCTGCCGGGAATGAATGACAAGGAGCTGAAAAAGTTTGCTGCCCGTATCTCATCGCAGCTTTTCATGATGTATGAGGAACTCAGCGATGCCTGGGTGGATGCGCATGGCGAAAAAGAATCGCTGTTTACGGATGAGGCGCAGGCTCACCTGTATGGTCATGTTGCTGGCGCTGCACGTGCTTTCAATATTTCCCCTCTCTACTGGAAAAAATACCGTAAAGGGCAGATGACCACGAGGCAGGCATATTCTGCCATTGCCCGTCTGTTTAACGATGAGTGGTGGACTCATCAGCTTAAAGGCCAGCGTATGCGCTGGCATGAGGCGTTACTGATAGCTGTCGGGGAAGTCAATAAAGACCGTTCTCCTTATGCCAGTAAACATGCCATTCGTGATGTGTGTGCACGCCGCCAGGCAAATCTGGAATTTCTTAAATCGTGTGACCTTGAAAACAGGGAAACCGGCGAGCGCATCGACCTTATCAGTAAGGTGATGGGAAGTATTTCTAATCCTGAAATTCGCCGGATGGAGCTGATGAACACCATTGCCGGTATTGAGCGTTACGCCGCTGCAGAGGGTGATGTGGGGATGTTTATCACGCTGACCGCGCCGTCAAAGTATCACCCGACACGTCAGGTCGGAAAAGGCGAAAGTAAAACCGTGCAGCTTAATCACGGCTGGAACGATGAGGCATTTAATCCAAAGGATGCGCAGCGTTATCTCTGCCGTATCTGGAGCCTGATGCGCACGGCATTCAAGGATAATGATTTACAGGTCTACGGTTTGCGTGTTGTTGAACCACACCACGACGGAACGCCGCACTGGCATATGATGCTTTTTTGTAATCCACGCCAGCGTAACCAGATTATTGAAATCATGCGTCGCTATGCGCTCAAAGAGGATGGCGACGAAAGAGGAGCCGCGCGAAACCGTTTTCAGGCAAAACACCTTAATCGGGGCGGTGCTGCGGGGTATATCGCGAAATACATCTCAAAAAACATCGACGGCTATGCACTGGATGGTCAGCTCGATAACGATACCGGCAGACCTCTGAAAGATACTGCCGCGGCTGTTACTGCATGGGCGTCAACGTGGCGCATCCCGCAATTTAAAACGGTTGGTCTGCCGACAATGGGGGCTTACCGTGAACTACGCAAATTGCCTCGCGGCGTCAGCATTGCTGATGAGTTTGACGAACGCGTCGAGGCTGCACGCGCTGCCGCAGACAGTGGCGATTTTGCGTTGTATATCAGTGCGCAGGGTGGGGCAAATGTTCCGCGCGATTGCCAGACTGTCAGAGTCGCCCGTAGCCCGTCGGATGAAGTTAACGAGTACGAGGAAGAAGTCGAGAGAGTGGTCGGCATTTACGCGCCACATCTCGGCGCGCGTCATATTCATATCACCAGAACGACGGACTGGCGCATTGTGCCGAAAGTTCCGGTCGTGGAGCCTTTGACTTTAAAAAGCGGCATCGCCGCGCCTCGGAGTCCTGTCAATAACTGTGGAAAGCTCACCGGTGGTGATACTTCGTTACCGGCTCCCACACCTTCTGAGCACGCCGCAGCAGTGCTTAATCTGGTTGATGACGGTGTTATTGAATGGAATGAACCGGAGGTCGTGAGGGCGCTCAGGGGTGCATTAAAACACGACCTGAGAACGCCAAACCGTCAGCAAAGAAACGGAAGCCCGTTAAAACCACATGAAATTGCACCATCGGCCAGACTGACCCGGTCGGAAAGAATGCAAATTACCCGTATCCGCGTTGACCTTGCTCAGAACGGTATCAGGCCGCAGCGATGGGAGCTTGAGGCGCTGGCGCGTGGCGCGACCGTAAATTATGACGGGAAAAAATTCACGTATCCGGTCGCTGATGAGTGGCCGGGATTCTCAACAGTAATGGAGTGGAAATGATGGCAAAAATTCACGAGGTAAAGCTGCACGCAAAATATTTTGACCTTGTGCTGGAAGGAAAGAAACGCGCAGAGTTTCGGAAAAATGACCGTAATTATGAGCGCGGGGACACGTTGATTTTGCATGAATGGGTGCAGGGTGTGTATACGGGGCGAAAGGTTGAAGCCCGGATAACAGATGTTACTGACTTGTCAGACTGGCTGGAAGATTATGTCTTGCTAAGTATTGAGCTGCTTAATACAGGCGCATATGAGTTTGTGAACTGGAAAGAACTTAGTGAGCGTGGTCTGGTATTCAGAATTAATCATGAAATTATGCATCAGCTCGGCCTTGCTGTTGTGTATGAACCAGAGACGGGGATGTCTGGCGGGGCAGTGGTTGGTGCGGATGGGATATGGAACTATTCAGATGAACAGGTGGAGCGTGCACAGCAAAACGGGTGGCTTGGATAATGCACAGAATACCAGGCGAGATACCGCAGCATAAAACTAAAAATATCAAGCTGATGGCCATTGTTCACCGTCTACAGCAGATTATGGTCAACGAAAATCTGACGCCCGATGAGCTGGTCGGGTGTGCCGAAATAGTCCGGGATAATTACGTATGGCTTAACTATATCGGTCAGCCCAGCGCTGCACCGCCACCACGCAGACGATAGAGAACGCAGCCAGCTCAGGATTGGCGGGGGATAGAATAACGAGCATAGTGATGCGATTAGACAAACAGACTGACTGGTACACTTAGGATGGTTATAGTGGTTTCTAAGTGCTTTAGCGATACATCTGGTGGACTGTTTTACCAACCTCAGAGTTAGCTGAATTTTTAACAAAATACCATTTTGATAGATTTGCCTAATTTATTAATTAAACTATACTGGACTTATACACAGTGTTCTGTTAGTTGTTAGGTTGGTAAGATATTGTGAGGAGGTGATTACTATCTTGGCATCAATCAAGTGGAGGTTAAATGATGAATATATTTGAACGTATTATAGGTAAAGCTGCTATTGAAAAGGAAAGAGAACTGGCGAGGAGGCTTGAAGCATCTGGAACAAACACTGTTGAGGTGGTAGGTCGAGGCGCGATTATCACGTCTAAAGAAGACTTGGCAAGCTCAGATACAGTAAAATTGATGAAAATTAAAGCAAGAAAAATAGTTTCTGAGCAGGTAAAGCAAGAAGAAAAAATGGCTAAAGGGAATTAATAATGTTTGCTTTATTAATTATTCCATTACTTGTGAGTGGTTATATTGTATTAACCACTCATCCTTATCATTTCTATAGATTACACCGTTATGATGGGCAGTTGTTATATATGAAGTCAGCCGCCTTTGGTCTGTGGTGTTTTATATGGACATTGATTATAGCTTACTTAATAAAATGGATATGTCCGAGCTTCCATCCTGTCACGATGGTTCGGGAACAATTAGATCTCAAACTTAGTGACAATGGTACTGAAAGAATCATAGGATGGATGATTTTACTTTCATGTGGAACGATATTTTTGGCTTGGATATGGAGTGTCGGTGCTAGATATTTGGTTATATATAGAGCTAAAATTATAAATTATATCCAAGGGGTAAAGGCTGCCAATATTGATTATGAGAATCTTGTCATGCTAAGGATGAGGCAAGAGCTTATTAATGATAATCCAATGGATGAAATATTTTTTGATTCGTTAGTTGATAGACGTTCAATACTTATTACGTTGCAAAATAAAAAGACATATGTAGGAATTGTTAACGCATTAGGTGAGCCTAACGAGAAAGAAGGACCTAACCAGTATGTTTCAATCTATCCTATTATCTCTGGGTATAGAGATAAGGATTCATTGAAAGTAATCTTGGTGAATGAATATAGAGAGCTTGAGGATGCTGATACTAGTATCATCTTTCCACTAAAAGAAATTTCGCAAGTTTCTTGGTTTGATATGGATATTCATAAAATAGTTGAAAATAATAAGGTGTAGTAAATGGTCACCTATAAAAGGTGACCATAATGCTTATTTTTGACGAATCCTGATTTTTGGTTGTTCACGAACAACAATATCAGTTTCTTTCCAACCAAGATTATTTATTTCAACCTCGGCTTCGTTGTAGACTGTAGTAGAATTGGCAAGAGATCTTAACGTAATAGCCAATACAGCACGTTGAGGTGAAGATAGAGGCTCTTGCTCTGCTCGTCTCTGAACATCAAGTTTAAGTCTCCATTGCTCCCCATTTATACCTTGCGGAAATTGTTTTCTATAAACTTTGACTGGAGACCATTTGAAGCCATTTTCTATCAGTACCTTTTCAAATAATTCACTCTTTTCTTTTATTTGTGGAATTTTTCCGCTATGTATCCATTTAGCGTTAACTGGATCATAAGTGTAAGTCCCGAATGACACATCCACATTAGAACGGCAATATTCAGATGGGTAGTCATAATCAAGCGGTGGAGAATAAACGAGTGTCATAATAATTTCACCTGTGAATTTTCCATCCTCAGTACGTAATGACTGTGGTATTACAAATGGCGTTCTACTGAATTCAATACCTTCTCGGGTATCTATTTCAAATAGAAATGTAATCTCATTTTTATTGCAACCAATAATATCATTTATATGATCGCTTGGGCGTCCAAATCCTTGATAATTAAACGCATAATGCTCCGTTTTGGCTGGTGAGTTTTTTAACGCAGAATGAATTAATAGTGCCTTGATACGTTCAGGCGATGGTGAAATAGAACCATTAACATCTAGTTCATGCCACAGTGATGCCGCTAAACTTGAGATTAACGGTGCTGATAAACTTGTGCCAATACTTTCGCAAAGAGCATTGTCCTCGCCAATAGCTATGATTCCGGTATGTTCACAGTTTAATTTACTGTCACAATTACCTCCAAAGTGATTTATCTCTGGTTTGGGTATAAAGGCTGGGCCGGGACCTCTTCTAGAAAAAGATGAAGGTTCAAATCTTTTGACCACAGAGTCAGACGATTCTAAATGGGCAACTGAGCCAACAGTTAATGAACGAACAGAATCTGCGGGGGCTGATATTCTGTCATGCCCACCTAATTCTTGAGGAGGCCAGGTTCGTTGAGGATCATAAATGTAGTTGCCGGATGCTACGACGAAAAGACAATCATGCTCATCATGAAGTGCATTTAAAAAATGCCCCAATTCAGAGAAGCTGTCTTCAGAACATGGGGATTGACAACCTAATGACAGATTCCATACACGTACTTCTGGATAGGTGGTCACAGCCTCTCGGATAGCTTTCATTAATTGTGGCAATTTGAGCGTACCATCTTTGGGAAAGGCTGCAACATCAACAATTTCAGCTTGGCATTGAGGAAAACCAGCATAGTTATTCAACCATCTTCCATTAATTGCTAAACTTGCAACCATGTTCCCATGAGAATAGTCGTGTTCTCCTTTTACTAAATCTAAACTATCCCAAATCCATGGCCTAAGTATGTTGTTATTGGGATCGACTCCGCTATCTATAATTCCGAGTAGTGGATAATGTTTATCCTCTTGAGGTAAGGGAAAATCATCTAGGTCTAGAGTTTCAGCAGGAATATATTGCGATACTGTATGAGTAAGACCAAATGTTGGCATAGGTTCTAATTTTCGTATGCCAATAAAACTTGCCAGTTGGGCGATGTTATCATTCCCTTTTACTTCATATATACTCAAATCTGAACTGATATCATACTTTTTGGGTTTTTGTATTCCTAGTTCATCTGCAAATTCCATTAATTCTTTGTCGATACTGCGGTTAGTTGTTCTATCTTTATGGTCAAAGAGTTTCAGAAGAAAACTATCTGATTTATTTTTATCTATAACATCATGGTTAAGACTAAAAGGTTCGATCTTTTCAATTACAGCAATATGTACTGTTCCATTATGAGAATTAGTGCTATTTTCAATTTTTTTGCGAAGTTGTGCTAACCCTTTTTCAGTAACACTTATAAGTAATTCTCCAAAATTATCACTGCCTATTACGGGACATGTATTATCACCTAATAGGCTTGATGGGCGATGTGACTTAGCAAGAGCTTTTTCATGAAGAGTAACTCTAGCCACCGCCGGTATATTGGGCCATTTTTTAAATGAGCTCTGGAAAAAATTTTTAACGTCATCGACTTCTTGTTTGAGTCTATTTTTTAGACTAGTTGTTACTGTTCGGATAGGTTGTTTCTTTCCGAAATTATATGTTTTTTCAGTAAAATCTTGAGGTGTCGCCTCAATTATTTTTATTGGTCTTTCTTTGTTACTCATAATATCTCTCTATAATTCTTAGTTAGCCTTGACACTTTAGCATTTGAAAGCCCTAGTATTTTTGCTATCTTTCGTATTGTAAATCTTTTGGGATTGTATTCTCTGAGAGTGGTCACAATCTTTATAAGTAAATTATCTTCTTCATCAAATGTAACTCCCTTCGCTTCTAAGATAGCCTCGACTAAAAATCGGGTATCGATTTGTTTATTATTGTAAACCAGAGCATGTCGCTCAGATCTTAAGCAGCATTGTTCTATAAATGAGCAGTTTAGCCCTGATGATATTTCCGCAAGGTCATCAACAAAATCGTCATATGTAGCTTTTATGTTTGAATATTGTTCAAATAGTTGTTTTCTGACTTCAAAATCAGGCAATCCAATAGATATTCTATACTCAAAGCGCCTCCAAACTGCGCTATCTAGAAGATTTTCATGATTACTTGCAGCAATCAATATTGTTTCTTCAGGTAGATTGTCAATATTTTGCAATAAAGAAACCACCACCCTCTTCAGTTCACCTAACTCATGCTGATCATCTCTAGCCTTTGCTAGAGAATCTAGTTCATCTAGAAATAAAACACATGGTGCTTTACTTGCATACTCAAATAGCTGCCTGATATTTTTAGAAGTAGACCCCAGATATGATGAGACTAAGGAGTCACATCTTGCAGTAAGAAGCGGTAAATTTAGACAGGATGCAATATATTTTGATGTCAAGGTTTTACCACAACCTGGTGGCCCATATAAAATCATAGAGGATGTCACGCCAAGACCGGCATCCTTTAATTCTTTAGCTCGTTCAGTGAAAGTCAAAAATTCTTTAATTTTTTTCAGAGTGCTATCTTTCAACAATGGGAGTTGAATTTCAGAAGACGGTTGAGTTACGTCTGCTAAATCAAATTTAGTTTCTTTATCTACAGGTAATGTATCAAGACGTTCAAAAATAGGTGATGTACTGCGTGATACTTTCTGCAAGTTAAACGTGTTTTTATCTTGAATACTACCTCTAATGGCTGAAGCAAGCTCAGGCAGCCCCATAGAATCATAGGAACGCGCGAGTTTCGAAGCCTGCCGAACAAAAGCAACTTTATCCCCTTTGAGTCCAAGACTGATAAGCTGCGAAAGTATCTCGTTTGTGGTCATTTGTGATACAAACCTCATTAATCTGTTGTCTAAATGGCTTATAGGTGAGACAAATTTCTATTTTAATGTAGTTTATATGTATTTTGGTGAAACGAACACTATGTTTTACATAAATCTTTCAGGTTTGGAGTTCTTGGAGGGCATAGAGTTGCATCAATTTGCATTCTAATTAGACTTTTTTATTGCTATCGTATTCTACATGTGACTAGGTCTGCCCTTCCTGATGCGTTTGCATTAAAACCTCCCCATGAAGCGGGCGGGCGAGGCGGGGAAAGCACTGCGCGCTGGCGGTGGTGCGGATTTTATTTTTTCAGCGTCTGAGCGCGTCGTGACGGCGCTTAGTCTGCCCGTTGAGGCGTTGGTGTGTCTGCGGGGTGTTTTGTGCGGTGGTGAGCGTGTGAGGGGGTGATGACGGGGTGTAAAAAAGCCGCCCGCAGGCGGCGATGTTCAGCCGTTGTCAGTGTCCAGTGAGTAGTTTTTAAATCGGATGACCTCCTGACCGAGCCAGCCGTTTATCTCGCGGATCCTGTCCTGTAACGGGATAAGCTCATTGCGGACAAAGACCTTTGCCACTTTCTCAATATCACCCAGCGACCCGACGTTCTCCGGCTTGCCCCCCATCAACTGAAAGGGGATGCGATGCGCGTCCAGCAGGTCAGCGGCGCTGGCTTTTTTGATATTAAAAAAATCGTCCTTCGTTGCCACTTCACTGAGCGGGATAATTTTAATGCCGTCGGCTTTCCCCTGTGGGGCATAGAGAAACAGATTTTTAAAGTTATTGCGGCCTTTCGACTTAACCATGTTTTCGCGAAGCATTTCGATATCGTTGCGATCCTGCACGGCATCGGTGACGTACATGATGTATCCGGCATGAGCGCCGTTTTCGTAATACTTGCGGCGGAACAGCGTGGCCGACTCATTCAGCCAGGCAGAGTTAAGGGCGCTGAGATATTCCGGCAGGCCGTACAGCTCCTGATTAATATCCGGCTCCAGCAGGTGAAACACGGAGCCGGGCGCGAAAGGTGTCGGCTCATGGAAGGACGGCACCCACCAGTAAACATCCTCTTCCACGCCACGGCGGGTATATTTTGCCGGTGAGGTTTCCAGTCTGATGACCTTACCGGTGGTGCTGTAACGCTTTTCCAGAAACGCATTACCGAACACCAGAAAATCCAGCACAAAGCGGCTGAAATCCTGCTGAGAAAGCCACGGGTGCGGGATAAACGTTGAAGCCAGAATATTGCGTTTGACGTAAATCGGTGAGCTGTGATGCACGGCAGCACGCAGGCTTTTTGCCAGACCGGTAAAGCTGACCGGTGGCTCATACCATCTGCCGTTACTGATGCACTCGACGTAATCCAGAATGTCACGGCGGTCGAGTACCGGCACCGGCTCACCAAAGGTGAATGCCTCCATTTTCGGGGCGCTGGCGGTCATTTTTTTTGCCGCAGGTTGCGGTGTTTTCCCTTTTTTCTTGCTCATCAGTAAAACTCCAGAATGGTGGATGTCAGCGGGGTGCTGATACCGGCGGTGAGTGGCTCATTTAACAGGGCGTGCATGGTCGCCCAGGCGAGGTCGGCGTGGCTGGCTTCCTCGCTGCGGCTGGCCTCATAGGTGGCACTGCGTCCGCTGCTGGTCATGGTCTTGCGGATAGCCATAAACGAGCTGGTGATGTCGGTGGCGCTGACGTCGTATTCCAGACAGCCACGGCGGATGACGTCTTTTGCCTTGAGCACCATTGCGGTTTTCATTTCCGGCGTGTAGCGGATGTCGCGCGCGGCGGGATAGAACGAGCGCACGAGCTGGAACACGCCGACACCGAGGCCGGTGGCATCAATACCGATGTATTCGACGTTGTATTTTTCGGTGAGTTTGCGGATGGATTCCGCCTGAGTGGCAAAGTCCATGCCTTTCCACTGGTGACGCTCAAGTATTCTGAATTTGCCACCGGCCACCACCGGCGGTGCCAGCACCACGCATCCGGCACTGTCGCCACGGTGTGACGGGTCGTAACCAATCCAGACCGGGCGGGAGCCGAACGGATTCGCGGCAAACGGCGCATAGTCTTCCCATTCTTCCAGCGTGTCGACCATGCAGCGTTGCAGCTCCTCGAACGGGAATACCGACGCCTTGTCGTCAACAAATTCACACATGAACAGGTTTTTAAAATCGTCGGCGCTGTTTTCACGTTTGAGCTGCTCAATGTCGAACAGCGTGCAGCCACCTTTCAGGGCGTCCTCAATGGTGACAATCTGCCGCCACTGGCCGTCCGCACAGAGAAGCCCACCGGCAAGGGCGTTATGACTGACGTCGATTTCCACGCGTTCGGCGGCGCTGGCGCGTCCCCGGTTGAACAGTTCACCTGACCAGAACGGGTAGGCGTCGTGCGCCAGCGTGGACGGGGTGGAGAAATAGGTCGAACGCAGGTGACTCTGTGAGGCCATACCTGATGCCACCTTACGCAGTACCTGAAAATTCGGGATCCAGAAAATCTCGTCGACGTACAGGTCGCCGTTATGGCTCTGTGCGGTGTTGGAGTTGGTGCCGAGAAAAATCAGTTTTGCGCCGTTATTGCCCAGGACAATCGGGTCACCGGTCAGGTCAACGTCAACCAGCCGGGCAAAGGCGATGATGTATTCACGGAACACATACGCCTGCGTTTTACTGGCCGACAGAAAAATCTGGTTATGGCCGGTTTTCAGGGCGCGCAGCAGCGCCTCGCGGGAAAAATAAAACGTTGCGCCAATCTGGCGGGATTTCAGGATATCGCGGATGCGGTGCTCAAGCCCGGCGCGATACCAGTGCAACTGATAGTCGAAAGACTGCTCAAAGAAAATCTGCTCCAGCTTTTCGATGGCCTCGTCACTGAAAAAATTCTTTTTCGGTTTGCGACGCCCGCCTTTGTTGCGGTTAGCGACGTTCGGATTAAGGTCTGCCTCGTTGCCGGTCTGACTGTAGCGGTTGACCCGTGCCAGTCGTTCAATCTGGCGTCCCAGCAGGTCAATTTCCTTGAAGTCACCGCCGGTTTTCTGCGGTTTGATGATGAGCTGGGTCAGCCGCGCTTCCAGACTCATTTCGACACGGCTGATGGGGGCAACGCTGTCCCAGCCGTCGCGCTGTTTCCAGCTCTGCACCGTCGGGCGTTTCATCTGCAACATGGCGGCAATCTGCGGCACGGAAAACCCCTGCCAGTACAGCAGCGCCGCCTGACGACGCGGGTCGTGTAAAAGAGTGGTGTCTGTGGTGATGGTCATGAATACCTCGCCGTGATGAATACACGGCAAGGCTACTGAGTCGCGTCCCGCGATTCGCTAAGGTGCTGTTGTGTCAGTGATAAGCCATCCGGGACTGATGGCGGAGGATGCGCATCGTCGGGAAACTGATGCCGACATGTGACTCCTCTAATCACTATTCAGGACTCCTGACAATGGCAAAAAAAGTCTCAAAATTCTTTCGTATCGGCGTTGAAGGTGACACCTGTGACGGGCGTGTCATCAGTGCGCAGGATATTCAGGAAATGGCCGAAACCTTTGACCCGCGTGTCTATGGTTGCCGTATTAACCTGGAACATCTGCGCGGCATCCTGCCTGACGGTATTTTTAAGCGTTATGGCGATGTGGCCGAACTGAAGGCCGAAAAGATTGACGATGATTCGGCGCTGAAAGGCAAATGGGCGCTGTTTGCGAAAATCACCCCGACCGATGACCTTATCGCGATGAACAAGGCCGCGCAGAAGGTCTACACCTCAATGGAAATTCAGCCGAACTTTGCCAACACCGGCAAATGTTATCTGGTGGGTCTGGCCGTCACCGATGACCCGGCAAGCCTCGGCACGGAATACCTGGAATTCTGCCGCACGGCAAAACACAACCCCCTGAACCGCTTCAAATTAAGCCCTGAAAACCTGATTTCAGTGGCAACGCCTGTTGAGCTGGAATTTGAAGACCTGCCTGAAACCGTGTTCACCGCCCTGACCGAAAAGGTGAAGTCCATTTTAGGGATGTTTGTTTTTATGCGCCAGACGCTGCCGCACCAGACCATGCAGCGTGAATCGGATTATCGCTGGCCGTCAAATTCCCGTATTGGTAAACGGGATGCCTATCAGTTTCTCGGTGTGGGTGAGGAAAACATGACGCTTGCCGGTGTGCTTTATCCCGAACTGACCGGCGGAAAGCTGACGATGACCACGCTCAGGCTGATGGCAGAGGAAGGCCGGGCGTGGCCGTTGCTGGATGGCACCGGCATGATTTACGGCATGTATGTCATCAGCAAGGTGAGTGAAACAGGGAGTATTTTCTTTGCAGACGGCACACCCCGGAAAATTGATTTTACGCTGTCACTCACCCGCGTTGATGAATCACTGGCCGCGCTTTATGGCGATATCGGTAAACAGGCGGAATCGCTCATCGGTAAGGCTGGCAGTATGGCGACTAAATTCACGGGTATGACGGGGGCGGGATAATGCTGGATGCGCTGACATTTGATGCAGGCAGTACGCTGACGCCGGATTACATGCTGATGCTCGACAGCAGGGATATTACCGGCAATATCAGCGACCGTCTGATGAGTATGACCCTGACGGATAACCGGGGCTTTGAGGCTGACCAGCTTGATATTGAACTGAACGATGCCGACGGGCAGGTCGGGCTGCCGGTTCGTGGCGCTGTCCTGACGGTTTATATCGGCTGGAAAGGTTTTGCCCTGGTATGCAAAGGGAAATTTACCGTTGATGAGGTTGAACACCGGGGCGCTCCGGATGTGGTCACCATCCGCGCCCGGAGTGCAGATTTTCGCGGGACGCTCAATTCCCGCCGGGAAGGCTCCTGGCATGACACCACGCTCGGTGCGATTGTTGAGGCGATAGCCTCCCGTAACAGGCTGGAAGCCAGTGTCGCTCCGTCACTGGCCGGAATTAAAATCCCGCACATCGACCAGTCGCAGGAGTCTGATGCGAAATTCCTGACCCGTCTTGCAGAACGCAACGGCGGTGAGGTCTCGGTAAAAATGGGAAAACTGTTGTTTCTCAAAGCGGGGCAGGGGGTGACGGCCAGCGGTAAAAAAATCCCGCAGGTCACCATAACCCGCAGCGACGGCGACCGCCACCATTTTGCGATTGCTGACCGTGGAGCCTATACCGGCGTAACGGCAAAGTGGCTTCACACCAAAGACCCGAAGCCGCAAAAGCAGAAGGTAAAACTGAAACGCAAAAAGAAAGAAAAACACCTGCGCGCACTGGAGCACCCGAAAGCGAAACCAGTCACGCAGAAGAAAGCGCCAAAAGTACCGGAAGCGCGCGAAGGTGAATACATGGCCGGTGAGGCTGACAACGTTTTTGCCCTGACCACGGTATATGCCACGAAAGCACAGGCCATGCGTGCTGCTCAGGCGAAGTGGGACAAACTGCAACGGGGCGTTGCGGAGTTCTCCATCATCCTGGCTACCGGTCGTGCAGATATTTACACGGAAACACCGGTCAGAGTGTCAGGCTTTAAGCGCGTCATAGACGAGCAGGACTGGACAATCACTAAGGTGACACATTTTCTGAATAATAGCGGCTTCACGACGTCCCTGGAGCTTGAGGTCAGGCTTTCTGATGTGGAGTACGAAACAGAAGATGATGAGTGATGTTTTTATTTTATCTATTTGTTTTATAAGGGTAAATTAACTAAAATGGCACCATCAACAAAACCGGAAGAGGTGCTCGCGATGTTTCATTGTCCTTTATGCCAGCATGCCGCACATGCGCGTACAAGCCGCTATATCACTGACACGACAAAAGAGCGTTATCACCAGTGTCAGAACGTGAATTGCAGTGCCACGTTCATCACTTATGAGTCGGTACAGCGATACATCGTGAAGCCGGGAGAAGTCCACGCCGTAAGACCGCACCCGTTGCCGTCAGGGCAGCAAATTATGTGGATGTAATTACAAACAGGAAGCCCCTCAGTCGAGGGGCTTTTTTGTCGATGTGGTCAATGTGTGGACGTGACCAGAAATAAATCCTTTTATTTCATTGTATTACGCGTAAAAAATAAGCCCGTGTAAGGGAGATTACACAGGCTAAGGAGGTGGTTCCTGGTACAGCTAGCATTTTATGGGTTATGTTTTTCAGCGAAACGGATGATAACCTTAATAAATGCAGCTGTATGTGATCGGTTTCTAAGAATTTTCCATCCGGGAAAAATAATCGAAATTAATCACTTACCGTGGGGATTACGCGTGGTTTCCCCGGAGAAATTACGCATCAGCAGCGCGTAATTGAGCTCAAGATCCTGCGGGACCGGGAGCCACACAGTATAACCATCGCCTGGTGCTATCGGCATAGCTTCGCCTTTGGCGTTTTCCATGTGCTCAAGGGTAAAATTAATGTTGCCTTGCGGCGTCATCAGCTCAAGGCTGTCGCCAACGGAGAATTTATTTTTCACCGCTACCGCCGCGAGGTCCCCCTTGCGCTCACCGGTAAACTCACCAACAAACTGCTGGCGGTCAGAAACTGAATAACCGTATTCGTAGTTCTGATAATCGTCGTGAGTATGACGACGCAGGAAACCTTCGGTATAGCCACGATGCGCCAGACCTTCCAGAGTTTCCAGCAGGCTGGTATCGAACGGTTTTCCCGCAGCGGCGTCATCGATAGCTTTGCGGTAAACCTGTGCGGTGCGTGCACAATAGTAGAAAGATTTGGTACGACCTTCGATTTTCAGCGAATGCACGCCCATTTTGGTCAGGCGTTCTACATGGGCGATGGCGCGCAGATCTTTCGAGTTCATGATGTAAGTGCCGTGCTCATCTTCAAACGCGGTCATATACTCGCCCGGACGCTGGGCCTCTTCGATCATAAACACTTTGTCGGTTGGTGCGCCGATACCCAGCGTCGGCTCAACATTTTGCACCGGAATCGGCTCGTACTTGTGTACGATGTTGCCAACATCATCTTCTTTCCCTTCCTGGACGTTGTACTCCCAGCGGCAGGCGTTGGTGCAGGTGCCCTGGTTCGGGTCGCGCTTGTTGATATAGCCAGAGAGCAGGCAGCGACCGGAGTAGGCCATGCACAGCGCGCCGTGAACGAAGATCTCGATCTCCATATCCGGCACCTGATTGCGGATCTCTTCAATCTCTTCCAGCGACAGCTCGCGAGAGAGGATCACGCGGGTCAGGCCCATTTGCTGCCAGAATTTCACCGTCGCCCAGTTCACGGCGTTAGCCTGCACCGAAAGGTGGATCGGCATTTCAGGGAAGTGCTCACGCACCAGCATAATCAGCCCTGGATCGGACATAATCAGCGCATCCGGCCCCATTTCCACCACCGGTTTCAGGTCACGGATAAAGGTTTTCAGCTTGGCGTTGTGCGGTGCAATGTTGACCACGACATAAAACTTTTTCCCCAGCGCGTGGGCTTCATTGATGCCGAGCTGAAGATTTTCGTGGTTGAATTCGTTGTTGCGCACACGCAGGGAATAACGCGGCTGGCCCGCATAAACAGCATCTGCGCCATAAGCGAAAGCGTAACGCATATTTTTCAGCGTTCCCGCCGGGGAAAGGAGTTCCGGTTTAAACAT